AGGACCATGAGCCAGAGGCCATAATCCAACCCAAGAGCCGCACGTTCATTCCGGCCCGCGTCGTTGACAATCCTCACCTTTTCGGGACTGGTTACATGTCACAGCTTCAAGCCTTGCCCGAGCCGCTGCGCTCTCAAATGCTCTACGGCGACTTCCATGCGGGCATGGAGGACGACCCGTGGCAGGTGATCCCGACCCCGTGGATCGAAGCCGCTCAAGCCCGTTGGCGTGAGCCTGATAAGCGTTTGCCAATGGATTCGATGGGCGTTGACGTTGCGCGCGGCGGCAAGGACAACACGACGATAGCGCGTTTACACGGCGATTGGTTCGACCGCACGCTCATTTACCCCGGCACACAGACACCCGACGGCCCCTCGGTCGCGGGGCTTGTGATCTCGGCCAAGCGCGACGACGCGCCGATTCACATCGACGTGATCGGCGTCGGCGCGAGCCCTTACGACTTCCTGCGCACTGCGCGCCAACAGGTGATGGGCGTCAACGTCGCGGAAGGATCGACCGCAACCGACAAATCAGGCCGGTTACGCTTTGCAAATCTGCGCTCGCAATTGTGGTGGCAGTTCCGTGAGTGGCTCGACCCCAACAACAACACAGGGGCCGCGTTGCCCCCCGAGCCTGAATTGCTGGTGGAACTTGCCGCGCCCAAATGGGAGCTGCGCGGCCCGGTGATCGTCGTCGAAGGGCGAGACGAGATCGTCAAGCGCGTCGGGCGATCTCCCGACCGCGCCTCGGCCTATATCCTCGCCCGTGTGCTCTCTCCCAAGCTCGCAATGTTCGACCGTTCGCGCGCCGCCACAGCACAAGACTACGACCCCTACGGGTAAGGCAGGAGATCAAAAGCATGTGCGACCCTCTCACAGTGTCGATTGCGGGCGCAGCTATCGCGGGCATCGGCACAGGCGCGTCGATCTACCAAGGCGCGAAAGCCCAAAAAGCACAGAAGAAGGCGAATGCCGCCGCGCAGAAGGACGCAGCCGAAACCAAGGCCGCGAACGAGCGGGCGAACAACGCTGCCAACCAGAAGAGCCCCAACCTTCTCGCGATCATGGCAGGCAACAAGCAAGCCATGTCGGGCGGTGTCGGCTCAACCTCCCTCACCGGGCCAAAAGCCCCGAGCCTCTCGCCGTCTCTGCTAGGCCGCGCAACCCTTTTGGGCGGGTAGCATGGGGCAGGAGCGCACGCGCCACCTCAAGCGGTGGGAAAGCCTCAAGAGCACCCGCTCGTCGTGGATAGGCCACTACCAGGAGCTTTCGCAGTTCTTCCAGCCGCGTCTTGGCAGGTTCTTCAACGCCGAGCCAAACCAAGGCGCGAAGAAGCACGGGTCGATCATCGACTCAACCGGCACGCGCGCCAACCGGGTTCTCGCGGCGGGCCTCATGGCGGGCATGACAAGCCCCGCGCGCCCATGGTTCCGCCTCACGACTGCCGACCCTGATCTCGCGAAGTTCCACTCGGCAAAGCAATGGCTCAACGACGTGCGCTCGATCATGCTCGACGTCTACGCGCGGTCGAATACCTACCGGGCCTTTCAAAGCGTTTACGAAGAACTCGGGTTGTTCGGCACTGCCGCGAGCGTTTTGCTCCCCGACTTCAAATCGGTGCAGCACCACTACAGCGTCACGGCGGGCGAATATGCGCTTGCGGCCAACGACAAGGGCCAAGTCGATACGTTCTACCGTGAAACCAAAATGCGCACCGAGGATATGGTCAACCGCTTCGGCTATGCCAACTGCTCGGCGACGGTGCGCAACGCTTACGACCGGGGCGATTATGATATTCTGCGCGATGTTGTCCACGCGGTCGAGCCGCGCCACAGCCGCGACCCTTCCGCGCCAGACGCGCGCAACATGCCCTTCAAATCCTGCTATTTCGAGACAGGATCGGGCGAGCACGAGTATCTCCTCGAAGGGGGCCTCAAGCGCTTTCGCGTGATCGCCCCGCGCTGGAATGTTTCAGGGGGCGACGATTACGGGCACTCTCCCGGCATGGAGGCCTTGGGCGACGTCAAGCAATTGCAGCTTGAGCAGAAGCGCAAGGGGCAGGCTATCGACTTCCAAACCCGCCCGCCGTTGCAGGTGCCGACCAGTCTCAAGGACCAGAAGGTCGCCATGGTTCCGGGCGGCATCACCTTTGTTGACGCCGTGAACCCGCAAGCCGGGGTGCGGTCGCTCTTTGAGGCCAACCTCAATTTAAGCTATCTGCTCGACGACATTCGCGACGTGCGCGACCGCGTAAACTCGGCCTTCTACGTCGATCTCTTCCTCATGCTCGCCCAATCGCCGAGCGACGGGCGCATGACGGCAACCGAAGTTGCCGAGCGCCATGAGGAAAAGCTCCTCATGCTTGGGCCTGTGCTTGAGCGCTTGCACAATGAAATGCTCGACCAGGTGGTTTCGCTCACTTTTGAGGATTTGCTTGAGGCTGGCGCGCTGCCGCCCCTGCCAGAAGAACTCAACGGCCAACCGATTCGCGTCGAGTTCGTTTCGATGCTCGCGCAAGCGCAACGGGCTGTCGGCACAGCGGCAACCGACCGCTTTGTGTCCAACATCGGTGCGGTCGCGTCCCTCGGCAAGCCCGACGTGCTCGACAAGTTCGACGCGGACAAATGGGCCGACCGCTACGCCGACCAACTTGGGGTTGATCCTGATCTTATCGTATCAGACCGCAACGTCGCGCTCATCCGGCAAGAGCGCGCAGCCAAGCAACAGGCAGCCGAGCAAGCGGCCATGGCGCAACAGGCAGCGGAAACCGCAAACAAGCTCGGCGCAACGCCCATGCAAGGTGGCGAAACCAACGCGCTCGACAATGTGATGAACCTGTTTTCAGGCTACGGCACCCCCGGCGCGGAAACCTACTAGGCCCCCGTTCGCGCGGCAAGATCATCGCGCTTTAGACAGCCACCATGGACCACGACCTCGAAGCCGAAGAGGCCCTCGACAAGGATCGCGCCGAAAGGGCGATCATCGACGAGCACCGCGAACGCAACGACTGGCTGTGGCTCACCGGCAACCCGAGCGGGCGTCGCATTTTGCGCAGCACACTCGAGGAAGCCGGGGTGTTTCGCACCTCGTTTACCGGCGACGCGCTGTCGTCGGCTTTCAACGAGGGGCAACGAAACGCGGGGTTGAAGCTACTCGCCAAGATCACCGCGTTTGCACCGCACGAGTTTGAAAACGTGATGAAAGCGGAATGATGGCAGACGAAGTTACAGGCGCAAAAGGCGATACCCTGCTCGATACAGGGGTCGATACGGTTGCGGGCGCTGGCGACGACGTGCTCCTTGGCGGTGACGTGCTCCTTGGCGGTGACGTCGAGACAGGACCGGGCGGCGAGGGTGAAGATACCGTTGCGCCCGCCGATGGCGATGACGTGCTCGAAGGAGCGCCCGAGGCCTATGCCGATTTTGCCAAGCCCGAGGGCATGGAGCTCAACGCCGAAACGCTCGACGCTTTCAAGGAACTCGCGAAGGGCGACAACCTTTCGCAGGACAAAGCGCAGAAATATGTCGATCTCGTCGCGGGCGTATTCGCCGAACGCGACGCAGCCATGCAAGCAGCGATCATCGAAACCCGCAAGGGCTGGTATGACGCGGCCATTGCCGACCCCGAGTTCGGGGGCGAAAAGCTCAAGGAAAACCTTGCCACCGCCGACCGGGCGCTCGCCGCCTACGGCTCCCCGGCCCTGCGCGAAATGCTCAAGGAAACCGGGTTGGGCAACCACCCCGAGCTAATCCGCCTGCTCTACAAAGCGGGCGCTTCCGTATCAGAAACCGGCTTCGTCAAAGGGGGCGACGCATCACCGGCCAAGAGCACCGCATCGGTGCTTTACCCTAATCACCCCACTAAGGAGTAAAGGCTCATGGCTGTTCTCGCTTCCGGCCAGCTTACGCTGTTGGATCACGCCAAACGGCTCGACCCTAACGGTCGCATTGGCAAGGTTGCCGAATTGCTGTCGGTAACAAACGAAATCCTCGAAGACGCGGTGTTCGTCGAAGGCAATTTGCCGACGGGGCACCAGGTCAACATTCGCACCGGCCTCCCGTCGGTCTACTGGCGCGCGCTCAATCAGGGCGTTCCGTCGAGCAAGTCCACGACGGCGCAAGTCACCGAAGCGTGCGGGATGCTCGAAGCGCGCAGCCATATCGACGTCGAAGTCGCCAAGCTCAACGGCAATACCGCCGAGTTCCGCATGTCCGAAGACAAGCCGTTCATCGAAGCGATGAATCAGGAACAAGCCTCGGCCATGTTCTACGGCAACCCCGGCACGGACCCGAAGAAGTATCTCGGCCTCGCGCCGCGCTACTCTTCGCTCTCTGCCGGTAACGCGCAGAACATCATTTCGGGCGGCGGCGTAGGGTCCGATAACACTTCGGTTTGGCTCATTGGCTGGTCCGAAGAAACGATCTTTTGCCCCTTCCCCAAGGGCGCAACCGCCGGTTTGCAGCACCAAGACCTCGGGGAGGACGACGTGCTCGACGCCAGCGGCAACACCTACCGCGCGCTCAAGACGCTCTACAATTGGAAGAATGGCCTTGCGGTCAAGGACTGGCGCTACGCCGTCCGCATCCCCAATATCGACGTCTCGGACATTGCCGCCAACAACGGCAGCGCAGCCAAGTTGACCGAACTCATGCTCAAGGCCGTGGATCGCATCCCGTCCAAGTCGGGCGTGCGTCTGGCCTTCTACATGAATCGCACGGTCCACTCGGCACTGCGTATTCAGGCCCTCAACAAGTCGTCCGCCGTCCTGTCCATCATGCCCGCCGTCAACCAGTTCGGCGACAGCGAGAATTGGACATATTTCGACGGTGTGCCGCTGCGTAAAACCGACGGCATCCTCAACACCGAAGCCCTTGTGGCTTAACAGGAGGTCAAACCATGATCTACGATGCTCTCAACACGGTTTCGACCGCGCAGACCGTTACCGCAACGGCGGTATCGACCGACGCAATCGACCTCCTGCAAAACCGCGAAGTCGCGGACGGGCAGGCCGTCGATATGGTCTTTACGACCCTCGTCGCGGCCCTCGCCGCTGGCGCTGCCACCGTCACTTTCGACGTTATCATTGCGGACGATTCCGCGCTGACAACCAACGTCGAAGTGATCGGCTCGTCGGGGCCAATCGGCAAGGCTGATCTTGTCGTCGGCAAGCAGGTTCCCGTCAGCTTCAACCCGCAGACGAACAAGCTCGGGCGTCGCTACCTCGGCGGGCGCTATACCGTCGCGACCGGCCCCCTCACGGCGGGCCAGTTCCACGCGGCTATCGCCTATGACGTCGCCAGCGGCGTCAAGTCTTACCCGACCCGCATCACGGTCGCATAAGGAGACGCCGAAATGCCTCGCTATATCGTTCTCGAAAAATCCTTCATCGACAATCGAATCGTCGAACCCGGCGAAGAGGTGGAATACGCAACCAAGCCGGGGTCCAACCTCCAGCTTATCGAAGAAGAGCCAGCCGCCGACAAGGCAGCCGCCGACAAGGCAGCCGCCGACAAGGCAGCCGCCAAACCCTCGGGCGCTTCGCTGGCCTGATTTCCCTCGCCGCAACGGGGGCAGAACGGGAGAGGGGGCCAGTGTGCCCCCTCTCTTTGCGAGAGGCACAGGATAAATGACTTCTTCCGCTATCATATCCATGCTCGCCCTGGCGCACTTCGGCGACGACACGCATATCTCCTCGCTCGATCCCCCCGACGCCACGTTGCAAGCCGAGAAGTGCGCGCAGTTCTACCCGGTCGCGCGCGACCTCATGCTCGCCAAACACCCGGCCACGTTCAACACCAAGACCGAAAAGCTCACGGCGCTAAATCACGTCGTTGACGGTTTCGACTATTGCTACGCCGCGCCGAGCGGGATGCTCACGCCGCTTTCCCTTTGGGTTGAAGGCAGCGCGCCCCTTGCCGACAAGCCCGAGAACGCGGTGTTTCGCGTCGAGGTCGGCCCGCTTGGGCAAGAGGTGATCCTCACCAACCTCCCAAGCGCGGTGCTGCGCTATAGCTTCAAGATCACAGACACGGCCAAATTCTCCCCGCTCTTTGTCGAGGCCCTTTCGTGGTTGCTCGCGTCCATGATCGCGGGGCCAATCGTCAAAGGCGACGCCGGGGGCAAAATCTCTCTGGAATGCTACCGCGCTTTCCTCTCCCGCGTTAGCGAAACCGAAACCGACGACGCTAACAAATCCCGGCCCTATATCGACCCTGTTGCCCCGTGGCTTGAGGTGCGGGCATGAGCGACATTCGCAACCTCACCCGCTCTTTCAACGGTGGCGAGGTTACGCCCGAGCTCTTTGGCCGCGTCCTCGACTTCCAAACCGGCCTCAAGACGTGCCGCAACTTCATCGTGAAGCCGCAAGGGCCGGTCGCCAATCGCGGCGGGCTTGAGTTCATCGCCCTCACCAAAGACCAAGAAGCGTTTACACGCATTCTCCCTTTCATCGCGGGGGTATCTGATTCGGTGCTCATCGAAGCAGGCGCGGGGTTCTTTCGCTTCTACACGGGCGGCGCGGCGATCCTACACGGCGGCGGCGCGGCATGGAGCAACGCGACCGACTATCTCGTCGGCGAGATCGTTTCGCAAAGCGGCTCGGTCTATGTCGCTTTGCGCGCCAACACCAACGCGGACCCGGCAAGCAGCCCCACCGATTGGTATTTGCAAACAACGTCCGCCTACGAAATCCCGCACGATTACGCCGCCGACGACCTGCGAACGCTCAACACGGTGCAATCAAACGACGTGCTCACGCTCACGCGCCAGGGTTATTTCGTCGCAGAGTTGCGCCGCTATGCGCTCAACCGTTGGGAGTTCGCCACGGTGACTTTCGCGTCGGCGCTGGCAAAGCCGTCGGGGGTGAG